TCCTGATAAAGTAGTAGAGAAACTTCCAGGTCATAGTTTTAAAGAGTATAGTAGTAACTTCTTTATTGATGTTGTACCTACTAATTTAATACATAATGGTAAGTCTCTTAATATGAAAGAACATGCTAGAGAACTACAAGCACATCATATGGAAACTAGAGGAACAGCTTCTACTAAATATGAAGCTAATCTTTTAATTAAAGAAATGACTGACCCTAAATCTCCTCATTATATTGGTGAAGGATTTGAAGTTATTAGAACTCCTCGTACTGCAAAACTAGATACTATTACAGATAAGATGCATGAGTATAAAACTTTAGAAGATGCTTATCAAAACTCACATACTAGAGTTGAAGATATGAGAACTCTTGAAGGTGATACTGTTATTAAAGACCCTATGAAGTCTCTTGATGAGTCTACAAGTAGGATTACTAGAACAGCATCAGCAGGAATGTTTGATAAGACTTATAAGAAAGCTTTCATGAGAGATTTTGCTGAAGTTCTTGATACAGCTAGAGGAGAGTTCCCTACTCATATAGACCAGATTACTGCTGTAGGTAAAGTTGGAGACCCAGTTAGACTAGGTAAACTTGCTAAAGAAGCTAAGAGACTTTACAGTAGACAAGAAGCATTTAAGAAAGGTTCTGTTATGGAAGCTCCTGATGCCTTTGTTCAGAAGACAGCTCATTGGTTAGCTGATGTTGCTGAGATGGGTTTCTTATATAAAGCTACTAAAGATATTCCTCTAGTACATACTACAGGTAAACTTACTTCTAAAGGTATTAGACATGTAGGTAACTTAGGTATGTCTGGAATAAGTAAAGCTTCTATGAGAGTAGGTTCACTTGCTTTTGTAACATTTGTAATGCCAGTTAAGCATGCAATACAGCAGCCTATGATGTTTATTGAGCAATCAATTATTCATCCAAAGAGTATGGGTAGAACATTTAAAAAGATAGGTGCTGCTACTAGTCTTATACTTGGTGGTAAGCTTACAGAAGGAGCTAAAGGTACTCAGAAATTAATGAGTAAAGACCTATATAAAGAAATGAGAGCAGAAGTTGAAGTAATGAAAAGAGAAGGTATACTAGAAGGTATTGACCACAATACTGCTGCTATTGAAACTGCTAAAGGACATATAGGAAATATTAATGATGGTAGAGGTATCTATAAAGTAACTAATAAGATTAAGGATATGTTTGGTGGTGTAGCTAATATCTTTAATAAGATGGGTTTTGCTAGGTTTGAACTATTAAATCGTGTTGGTCTATGGATGCAGACTAAAGCTAGATGGGTAGAACAGCCTATAAATAAAGGTAAAGACTGGAGAGAACCTAGATATGCTAAAGAGATTTCCTTTGAAGCATGGAAACAATCAGGAGCTATGAACACTGCAGGCTCTATTAAGTCTCAGCGTATACCTCTTGTTAACTTTATAACTCAGTTCCAAGCTATTATAATTAAACAAGCTATGAATGTATTTCAAGATACAGCTACTAACCTATCAGCTCCTCAGAGAACTTCTCTTGCAGCAACTAGATTAGTTATTCATGGTACACCTTATGGTTTATATGGTGGAGCAGGTTGGGTAATAATGGACTATATGAATGAGCATGAAGATAAAAAGATTAGAGATACAGCTAAGATAATGCAAAAAGGTCTTCTTGATAGAGGTGTAACTGCTCTTGCTAATTCAATTACTGGACAAGATAAAGACTATACTGTATCAGAGATGGCTTCGCTAGGTGGTGCTAATCCAGTAGTAGAGCTTATGAAAAAAGCTAGTGCTGCTTGGAGATTTGCTAATGGTGAAAGAGATGCAGACTTTGGTGGTGGACCTTCAGGAAAAGCTATTGGAAACATTGTAGAAAGAGTATTTAATGTTACTGAGATGTTTAAGTTTGATTCTGAACTTGTTTCTAAGTTACCTACAATGGGTATGGAACTATTACAGATGACTTCATTTGGTACTAAAGCTGAGAAGGCTATAACAATTCTTAGATATAATGACCTTATGACTAAATCTGGAAGAAGTCTAGGTGTAACTGACCCTGATAATCCTGCAGGTTGGCTTGAAGCTGCACTTAGATGGGCAGATATTAAGACAGTAGCTGAAGCTCAATACTATAGAACAGAAGATAAGAAAAGGTCTTTAGATGAAAGAAGAAGTAATGAAATACTACAGATAAGTAATTCAATGTCTCTAGCAGTAAAACATCTAGATAGTGAAAAAGTATCTAATGATATGACAGGTGATACTGAGAGATTCGATAGGTTCTTAAAGGACTACCAAGTACATATCAGTACACTAGAAGCTAGTGGAGATTACTCTTCTCATGATGTTACTGCAATAATGAATGGAGTTTGGGATGCTCAGATGAAAGTATACAAATCTGGAGCAAAGAATAATATGGTGACATGGATGTTATCTCATGACCCAAGTAACCCAGAAGTAAGAGCTATAGCTAAGTACTGGAAGAATCATCCAGACAAAGCTATTAGAGATGTGTATGATGCAATTTATAAACCAATAACCTCAGAGGACTAGACAATGGCAAAAGCTACAATAAATGAAGACTATAGAACAGGAAGCAAACTAAAGTTTGGAGGAGAGATTGCAGGACCTAACTTTCAAGCATATCAAAAGCAAGGAATAGTAGATAACTCTGAAGCTAAGCAAGCAGGTATGGATGTAGACCTTATTACAAAAGGAGCAAAACTTACTATAGATACTTATAATGCCTATGAGAGGAAGAATGTTTTAGATGGTGCTGCAGATGAGGTTAATGTAATTAGAGATGACCAAATAGAAAGAAGTTATGGTAATCAAGCAGAGATGGCAAAACAATTAGAAGCAGAACAGAACTCTATAAGTGAGAAAACTGAGTCTGGTATGCCTGGTGATTACACTGACTTTGATGAAGAAACTAGAAAGAACTCTGAAGGACTTATGAAAGCTCTAAATGAGAAGACTACTAAACTACAGAACTATAGAGCTCAAGGTGGAATGGATGCTGATGAACTTAAAAGTAGATTAGCTAAAGTAACTAGAGAAGCTATAGCAAATAATCCTGCTTACGCTGCTGAGATTATGGGTCATGTACAAACTGTTGCTAATATAAATAACCTATCAGGTAGAGTAGCAAGAGATGCTGCCATAGATAAGGCTAATAAAGCTGGAGAAGATGACTTACAAAAAGAGATTTTCAAAGCTGCTCATAGAATGGAGATTGACTTTGCTGGTAATCCTTTATATCAAAATGCTGATGGAAGTCCTAACCTAGCTTTAATTGCTTCAGATACATCTAAAAGACAACTCTTGAAGAGAGGTTCTGAGGACCTTAAACGAGGAGATACTGATGGTAACTATAATGATAATCTGACTGTTAAAGAAGCAGAGAAGCTACAAGATGCAGGTGGTCTTCCTTATCTAAGTGATGTAACATTAACAGGTTTAACAACTGATATTCAAGAAATAAATGCTGGTAAAGGTTCTGATGGAGAAAAAGCTGCACTAAGGCTTCAAGCAGGTATTGATTGGAAACGTAGAGCTACTAATTATAGAATGAAGTATAAACTTTCTCCTACTAATGAAAGAGTTAAGTACCATATAGACCAACTAGATAAGCAGATAGAAGGTATAGTTAAGACATATACTGATTTAGATAATGGAACTACAGATGCTGCTGGTCAAAAAGCTAGACTAGAAGGTCTACTTACTACAGAGAAGCTTGAAATATTAGGAGACCCTAGTGTGGCTAGAGCTTATGCAAAGGCTGACTTAATGAAAGAGTTCTCTGAAGGTCCTACAGGACAAGCTGGAAGAGTTAGTGCAGAAAGAGATTTTAATATAGAAATTAAAAAGTATGAAGAGAAATTAGATAAAGCCTTTACTCAAACTAAAGGAAAAGTTAATGATGAACATAACACTAAAGTTAATGAAGGCTTTGGTGAACTAGGTAAAGGAAAGGGTACAGCAATGTCTCAGATAGCTGAGAAGTATATAGCTACAGCTTCAGAAGACCCTGAAGCAGCTAAGAGATTGAAGCAGAATCTTGAAGCTACCATTGCTTATGTACGTCTTGACTCAGGAGACAATAGTAAGAGAGCACAAGAACTACAACATTTGATTAAGAATATGTCTAAGGAAGGCTTTATGAAGGCTATGCCTGCTATATCAGAAGACCCTAAGACTTTATCTAAACTAACTAATCTTCTAACAGATTATAAGAAGAACCTAGCAGTTGGTGTACAGAACTTTAAAACTAAGTTTCCTGAAGCGAAGTTACAAGTTAATCCTGATACAGGATATGTAATGCTTGTTAATCCAAAACAGGAATATGAAAAATTTGAAGATGGAGGTTTGAAATCACTCAATGAATCATTTAAGGCTTACAATAATATACATGGTAGGAAACCTAGCAGTACTATTCCTGAGTTTTTTGATGGCATCATTCCTATTGGAGAACCAGACCCAAAAAAAGCAGTGAGCCAGTAGCTTCTAAAGAGGTTATTGGCGAGAAAGAAGTTGTTAAAGTAGCTGATGCTACTGATAATATAGTTCGTAAAATAGGAGTTATAGAGTCAAGTGATAAGCATACAGATACTGATGGAAACCTTACTGAGTCAGATAAAGGTGCTCTAGGTAAGTATCAAATCATGCCTGAGACTGCAGCAAAACCTGGTTATGGTGTTACACCTATTAAAGATTTAAGGAAAGCTACGGAAGAAGAACATAAAATCTTTGCTACTGATTACTTTAAAGCTATGTTAAAAGAGTTTGATGGTGATGTAGAAAAGGCTTTAGGAGCTTATAATGGTGGAAAGGGAAATGTAATAAAAGCTATTAAGAAAGACCCTGAGAATTGGAAAGAACATCTTCCAACAGAATCTAAGAACTATATTAAAAAGATAGCGAGTTTATAATAAAAAAAAAGGACAAAGGTTGAGATAACCAATGTCCTTTTCTTATTTAGTATGACCGACTAGTCAACATACCAAGCTATCTGCATTCGTAAGATTAAAAAATCTATCAACAAATAACCTATCTTAAAGTCTTCTACTTCCTGTTCATAAATTTCAAATCCTAAATGAACTCCCATTATGGGACTAAATGATATCATAACTTTTCTCCTATAATTTCAGGCTGTTTATCTATTTTAACTACTACATCTATATCAATAAACCATCCTGCTAATGCTATACCAGTAGCTAAGATAACTGCTGATAATATTTGCTCATCTAAATTAAACATTAGTTCTCTCCTTATATATCACAACTTCCTCCTGTACAAGCAAGGGTTTGGGTTGCCACTGTATTATCTTCCTCCTCTATAAAAGTACTCCAATCAATTTGTTTAGGTGTTAGTCTAAACATCTTATCATACTCTTCCTTAGTTATATCTTCATAAGGAGCTTGAACATAAGAGTGGTCTGAGTGAGGTAAGAAAGATACACCTGATAGTTCATCAAAGTATTTCCATACCCATGCTCCTACCTCTACCCATTCATCATCCTTAACAGATATAGTTACAGAAGGTTTATGTTCACAAAAGTGTCTTTGATAAACTAACCAATTTTCTAACTGTTCAATTGCTGTCTTATCATTCCTTAGTATTGCTCCTTTAGGAGATTTCATAGGGAACGAAAAGACCATTGTTGAATCAGGTCTAAACTGTTCTGGTTCATAAGAAACACCACTATCAATCAAGAACTGAGTAATAGGGTCTTTCGTGTCCATCCTTACACGCCTAATGAAGTAATCATTATGACGAGCATGTATGCCTGAAGCAGAATTGACAAGCTGGCTAACTGTACCACTAGGCTTAACGCAAGTAATAGCAGCGGAGATTGGGATAGACAAAAGTGTAGCAAATTTTTCATTCGTTTTACGAGCTTCATTTCTTAACCTCTCTAACATTTTAGGGTCAGGATTAGAGGTAATCTCTGCATCCATGATTCCTGTTAATGACACACCAAGCAATCTTTCTTCTTCTGTATTACTTACCCATTCCTGAGATAGGAACTTAAAGTTAGTTAAAGTTGATTGCAAAGTACCTAGTATAGTAGCTAACCTAATCTTCTTAGTTAACGTAGCTTCTGTATCTCCTTGTCGAACTACTACCTCAGTCAAGTTACAGAACTGTTTATCTCGTAGTATAATTTCACTACAAGGATTAGTTCCATAAGATAAGTTAGGGTCTCTTCTACCCCACTTAGATGCTTGTTTCTGAGCTGCAACTCTATTAAAGATACCACGTTCACCTGATTTAGATTTGATAAGAGATACCCATTCTTCCATGAATGTCTCACTATCAGGCTTCTCAGTATAAGCTACAGAGTTATTAGCTAAACCTCTATGAGGCTCAGTATCATACCATGCACCTATCTTAGCTTCTCTCATACGTCTATCAGTCAAGTTAGACAAAGAGATAAGAGCAGAACGTCTTACTCCACCTACTACTACTATCTCACCAATCATACACATAATATCATGTACTTCAATTGAAGATAGTTTACGACCTTTAGCATTCTTAAAGATATTGATAACAAAATCGAATAGTCTTTTTAATGGTTCAGGACCACTTGCTCTACCACCAAACGTTTTAAGTCTAGCACCACTTGGTCGTACTTTATGATAATCAAACGTAGGAATATCACCTTCCCATAGACTAGACATTAATTTTTTAAGAGCTTTTGCCCAACCTAACTTACTATCTTCTACTTCTATGATGTCTCCACATACTTCTAAATCATCAGGTAAGCTGGGTAGTTTATTAGTTTCTTGTCTCTCAGCAGAGAAACCTACACCTGTACCATTCATTAGTATATATAAAGCTTCAGAGAAGGCTCTCTTATTATTGATGGCTAGGTAAGCACAATTGTAAGCTGATATATTATCACGTTCACAAGCCTCACCAGCAGTCATCATTAATCTCATAGAAGGCATAATGTCTTGTTTAAAGACTGCTTCTCTTATTTCTTTTATCTCTTTCTTTGCTTCTGGTACTTTTGTTTCAAGGTAATCTACTAACCTATCTACTGTCTCATCCCAGGTTTCTCTTCGTTTAAGCTCTGGCATGTATCTAGCATATCTAGAATAACTGATTATGTCTTGATAGACTGTTGGTAAACTACTCATCTGCATCATACTCCTCGGTTAGGTCTTCTACTTCTAATTGTAATCTCTCTAGGTTTTCTTCAATCTTATCTTGAAACTTATCTACTAGTTCATCAGAATGAATATCTAATATTTCTAGTAGGACTGTTTCCTCTACTTTACTTAGCTCTTCACATATTTCGTTGTAAGTTAAGTTTCTATCCATTTCTATTTCCTTTTTTTTTAATTTACGTTGTTCATCTTCAGCTACCATGTCATCTTCCATCTTACATTTTTCTCGGAAGATTCTATCGTAGTTGTCATCATACTTCTTTTTATCCTTCATCTTAGAGATTATTCTATCGCCAGTGATTGGATTTGTATCTACCATTCTATTAGTGTATACCATGTTTTTCCTTTAAAATAGCCATTGCAATATAATTGATAGCTCCTAAGAGTTCTCTTTCATACCAATCAAAGTTATCTGCGGTTTTGTTAGTTACAGCTTCAGTGAGTTTCTTTTGAGCTTGTCCTGTTAGGAAGCCAACACCATGGGTCTCAGCTAGAGTTACCCACTGCTGTTTAAGAAAATCATTCTTACTGCCATGTCTTTCAGAGCCTTTACCTTCAGAAGCCTGTTTCACTGCCTGCTCAAAAATTAATTCAAGAGGATGAAAAGTATCTTCTTTTAGACCTAATATATCATACTTGTTACTCATATTATATCGCCTTTATTAAGTTAGTCTTACGAAGTTCTTTAATAGCTTTATTGCCCTTACTCCACTTACCACAATCCATACACTGAAAACGTTGATATGAATTTGCACCTACTAAACTATAGCCTCTCTTCTGTAGATGGTTGCCACCACAAGAAGGACAGACACCATGGTCAGAGTGCATATTATGATTGAATGGTGTAACAACCCAACCTAATAATTTTTCATATACTTGCTCAGTTAGAATAACATCATTACAATTATATTCTTTCATTAGTTTCCAAGCAGAAGGTTTACCAGCCATACAATCAATCCATAAAGGCATTCCAGGATGTGCTGTCTTCTGACCGACTCCTAATTCTTGAGCCACATAGTCTAACTTATTACTTGCAAACTTAAACTTACTACGAGCTGTTTGTAATAAATCAATATCCTTATATGGTGCAGGAGGATGCATCTTATGTTTTAAGAACTCCTTATTAAGAATAGGCATATCAAACCTCTTACCATTATAAGTAATTACAGCTTCAGCTTCATTTACAAGAGCGTGAATCTTCTGTATCATTACCTTATGGCTATCTTTATGGGTACTACTGAAGTGAATCTTCTTCTCTCCAACCCATTTTGCTGCCCAACATAGTACTGTTGAGCTACTTATTAATTGATTAATACTAACATTCACATCCCACATACCCCATACGAAAGCTTGGTGCGGAGAAGTCTCTATATCAAGTACTAAAATTTTTTTAGAGTTACTCATTGTAATGTACTACCTCCATGTTTATCTTCAAAGTCAAAATCAAACTCATCTTGCATCTCTTGACCTACATCTATTAAATTAGCATGTATCAAAGTTTTTATTGCAAACTCCACTAATGTTTTTGTTTCTAGTTCGTTAGCTTCAAAGCTAAACGAAGTACTACCATCCTCGTTTTGTACAAAGTCTATTATATTCACTTATCCAATCCTTTCTAGAATCAAGCCAATCAAACTCTTGCTTGGTTGCCCACATCCCATATGTTGTCTTACTACCCTTACGAATCTTAACATCAGGATTCATGAATAGGAATACAATATGTATTTCAGGATGAGACTGTTTAAAGAATACCATCTTTTGTCTAGTAGCTAAATCTAATTTACCTTTAGCTTCTATGTATATATTACTTGTAGTTCCTGGTTTAAAGTCAGGATTATAAGTCCTCTCTATCTCAGGTTGCATATACTTTATAAAGTCTGGTTCGTATTCTGCATCAGGAAACTTCTTAATTAAAGTACCCCAACATTTCTTTTCAAATTTACTTCTGAAGTTGTGCATTAAATCTATCTCCATAGTCATCATCAATACTTCGCATAATCCATAGTACTCTAGCGTTCATGAGAAATTCTTCGTCATTACCATAGAGATACTTAACACGATTAAACATGGCTTGTTCATCAGATAACTTATCTAGTTCTTTACTAGCTCTTGCCTTACCCATTCCTTTAATACCTTTAATATTATCAGAGGTATCTCCAGTAATACATTGTTTATAGAACAACCTCATTCCTTCAATGTATGTCTGGTCTAGGAAAGTATCTTCCTTACTCCAGTTCTTACCACTAATAGACCACTGAAAATGTCGACCAGGAATCATTAGTAAATCTTTATCTAAGCTACAGATAATAGTATCATCTGTTTGATTCATACCTAGAGAGTCATCAGCTTCAAGACCATTAGGAGCAATAACAGCTCCCATATGTTTAACAGCATAATCTCTACATTCCTGTAGATGCCTAGGTCTTGGTGCTGTTCTATTTGCCTTATACTCAGGATAGACTACCTTACGAAAGTTTGTTGTACCAGTTAAGAATGCCTCATACTCTTTAGCTCCTACTGTATCTAGAATCCTATCGAGTAATGAGTTCATTCTCCAAATGGCAAGACCACAATCATCATTCTCCGCACTAGCCGAGGAACGAAAGCAGACTAAATCCATGTCTATTAAGGCTTTCACTAGAAAGGTAAGTCTTCCTTAACTTGTTCAGCTTCACCTGTTAGTACAAAGGCTTCGTACTGTTTAGCTAGAGAAATCACCGCTTGAGCAGGGTCTTCAGTTAAGTCCTTAGTACCTTTAATGTTTAAGGTAGCTACTGCATGACCAAGAGAGGACTGTCGTATAATATATACTTGAGTCTTACCTCGTTCATCTGAAGTAGGATAACTATTACCTGTTGCTCTAGTAGTAGCACCACCTACTCTAGGTACTGCATTAACTACTGGTGCTGGTGCTTGACCATCAGCAAGGATGCCTTTCCATTGCCAATAACCATTGTCATCCTTCTGGCTATCAACATTGATTGTAGCACCTTTCTGCCAAGTCTGAGCTACCTTAAATACATCAGGGTTAGCAAAGGACATTAACTTCTTAGAAGCTGTTTGACCATTGTCTCCTTTGTATACTACCTCAACTGACTGGTAATCTTTTCCAGTCTTTGTTACATGTGTCTCAGCAGGTCCTACATCTATAATTGTTACTTGCATCTTTATATCTCCTTAAAGTTTAACTTCGATTGTTTCCATCTTTCCCCAAGATTTTCCTATCTGACATTCAACTCTCATTGGTAAGTTGAACTCAATCCCAAATAATTTTTTAAAATTTTCTGGTATATCATTAAAGCAATCATCTACTAACTTAACTAATGTATCAGTATCGCATACTTTTTCATCAAAGTCAATAACAATTGAATCATGAACTGTATTAATTATCTGTAAAGCTTTCCAACCCTTTAACCTATTTCGCAAAGAAACTCTTGCAATAGCCATTAGGTCAGCACCTAGTCCTTGAACAGGATAGTTCATTATCTTAGTTCTAGGGTACTTTACCTTACCATAGTGTACTTCAGGTTCAAAAGGATAGTATCTTCCAGTAGGCATAACCAACTTTCTATCCCTAGTAGCAGTAACAAGAATCTCTTCGTGCCACTTCTTTAAACCATTATACTTAGCATAGAACTTATCCATAACATCTTGCCAGAAAGCTTCATTGCCTATTTCTTTAAAGTTAGGGTCTACTGAGTAAGAGTAGGCAGACCCACCATAGATTAATCTAAAAACGAATGTCTTTGCTATTAATCTTGTCGGAAGATTGAATCGTTCCTGATTATCTGCATGCATATCGACTTCTCTATTAATCTCATCTATTGCTACTTTGTCTTGACTTAGATAGGTAGCACCTATCCATTCAAGTTGTTTAGCATCTCCAATTAGTAACATATTAGTACTCCAGCACTAGGTATCTCACTAGTGTATCTTTAGTTTCTTCTGAGAGATTCTGAATTATCATACCTACACCCATAGTACCAAACTCTTGAGTAATTTCCTCAAATTTGTTAGAGCATGTATTGATTTGTTCTTCTATCTCTGCATCATATTTCATGTAATGTTGTCCTTTTGTTTATCATGTATCTCTAATAGTAAACATCTTGAAGCTTTATGGTCAGGATAATATTCTAACTTGTACTCCATAGCTTCAGAGCATGTATCAAAACCTCCAACCACTTCCTTATCAAGATATGTACCTCCTAGACTGACAGTTAATATAAATATTCCTGTAATTCCCATTCTAGACTTCCTTATGTAGGACTAAAGCATCAAAGCCATTAAAGACTACTATTCCTAGTACTATAATAGCAAGTAGAACTACCAGATTTTCTTTATTTTTTTTATTCATACTGACCGACTCCTTTAATTAATTTTATTGTCTCTATACTAATAGTATAACACACTTTGCCTTAGAAGTCAAGCTTTTTTTCTAATCCTTGCCATAATTTTATTCCATAGTGTATAATCTATTATCCTAGAACTTTTTACTACTTCTTCTCCTTGTTTATATTTAAGTTTAACTTTAGAACGTTTAATAAGTTCTAAGTTTTCTATATGGTAGTCTTCCTTGTTACCATTAATATGGTTAACAAGTAATCCTTTATCTATGTCACCATAATGCATTTTCCATACAACTCTACTTACATAATGATTCTGACCTCTTATTCTTACTACTCTATGTCCAGACTTTGTTAGATTCCCTACTAATGCTCCAGGAGTCATACCTCTGTTACCCTTAACTGTTCTTGAATGAGTTTCGTGATGAGACTTATTTTTTGATAGTTTTTTTCGGTATCTAAGCTCTCCATCTATTAGTTCAAATCTACTATAATATCTATCTATATATCTCATTATGTATATCGACTAGGGAATAAACCCTTAATCTCTCCATCAAAGTTTTGCATGTTAGGTTTTGAACTACTTAATCTTCCTGTCCTAGCTACACACTGATTAAGTTGACCATGCAATGTACCACGTTTCCAATTCATTTCTGATATTAACTTAGGTAGACCTTGATAATATGTGGTCATCCTCTTGTTAAGTTCAGACCTTGTTAAAAGAATCTCTATTACTTCTTGTGCTTTCTTAGAACCCTTAAGGTTTCGTAAGGTCTGCTCATCAGTAGAATAGAATCCTTCTTTTACTCGTTCAGTCTTAGCTAAAGGTTTAACTAATCCTTTGTATACTTGTTGCCTAGTTTCCCATTTTGTTTTCTCTTCACCTTTTTTAATACCACTTTTGTATCTCCCATCAGCCACCCTAACCTTGAATGCAATGTTCCCACCATAAAGAAAAGCAGATAACATATCGTTAGAATTGGGATTAAAACTATCGAACTCATGATATTCAT